CATTGAGGATTATCTTGGTAACAATAGCGAATAAGATAAAAAGGAGAGTGCTTTCGCAACCCTCCCAACAGACAGTTAGATTATATCATAATTCGTTATGAATTAAAATAAATTTTAAGGAGGCGCGAAAGCATGGATCAGTCAACAACAGAAATGACGCTTATAACTTTAACACCAGAGCAGTTAAAAGGTATTTATGAGAGAGCTGCCGAGATTGGTGCCAAAGAAGCGTTAAAAGCATACGAGCAGGAGCGAAAGAAGGAGCAGGGGAAAAGAGCAGACCGAAGACTGAGGAACACCAAACTCCTTCTCCGAAACTATCATATGCTGAAAGAACACGCAGAGAATTCCGTATTTGGTCGTACACAAATGGAGGAATCAGCATTGGATATTCTGGAATCAATGATGAATATGTACGACAACGAGGTAATCATTGAGAGCATTAAGAGAAGTGCCACAAGGACAGCAATTATCGTATCTCACATTGAAACTATGTTCGGGTTGTATGACGCATACTGCGAAAAGTCTCAAAATAAGGAGATAGACCGCAGGAGATACGAAGTAATATGGGACAGGTATATGGCAGAACCGGTGTTATCTGTAAAAGAGATTGCCAATAAGCAGAATATGTCTAAGGAAAATGTCTACTCTGACTTGAAAGTTGCAGAGGAAAGATTGACAGCTCTTATTTTTGGTGTGGACGGATTGAAAGTACATTAAATCCACCGTCTACAAAAAAATTACATTGACTTTGCAATATAAAAGTGGCAAAATCGTATCTGTAAAATTCTAAATCAAATGTCTGGGAGAAGTCTGATTGCGGTCAGGCTTCTTTTTGTGTGAGATTTTTCCGGGAAAGAGGTGGAAAGGAACAGGAAATACATAGCTCCTCCAAGTAAAAAAACACAAGATTGGAGGATTAAAATGAATTACACACTTATGGTACTGATTGCTTATGCAGTTATTATGCTGCTTGCAACGGTGTTAATGACAAAAAAGGAAAAGAGTATTGAAAAATTCTGCGTTGGTAGCAGAAAGGAGAATTGGATCGTGTCGGCGCTAAGTATTGCGGCAACATGGATATGGGCTCCTGCACTATTCGTTTCTACGGAGAACGCATACACCAAAGGCTTTGCAGGGCTGTTTTGGTTTCTGGTACCGAATGTATTGTGCTTGATATTCTTTATACCATTTGCGAGAAAGATTAGAGAGGAAATGCCGGAGGGAATTACATTGTCGGGATATATGCACGATAAGTATAAGTCCAAAGGTGTGAAAAATGTATATCTGTTCCAGCTTGGAGCATTGTCTGTATTGTCAACGGGAGTACAACTTCTGGCCGGCAGTAAGATATTAAGCATGCTCACTGGAATACCATTCGTGGCAATGACGGTAATAATGGCTGTTATTGCTTTTTCTTATTCCCAGTTTTCCGGAATAAAGGCTTCGATAACGACTGATGCCATTCAAATGGTGTTTATGTTGATAGCAAGCGTTTGTTTTGCGGTATTTGGAATCAGAAACGGAAATGGTTTTGGAAGTGTTATTGCAGGTCTTGGCGGTATAAGTGGAGACTGCAGTTCGCTCTTTTCGAGCAAAGGCTTAGAAATCTTTCTTGGATTTGGATTGCCAACAACCGTTGGTCTGATATCCGGACCATTCGGAGACCAGTGCTTCTGGCAGAGAGCGTTCTGTGTCGAAAAGAAAAAAATAGGCAGAGCATTCTTCGTGGGAGCAATTCTCTTTGGAATTGTGCCTTTATCAATGGGCATTCTTGGTTTCGTAGGCGCCGGTATGGGATATGCCGCGAAGGATTTGGGAGTGCTTAATTTTGAACTGATTAGCACATTGTTCCCAGCATGGGCGGTTATTCCATTTTTGTTTATAATTATTTCCGGACTTTTATCAACGATAGATAGCAACTTGTGTGCTATATCGTCCCTCACAACAGACATTTTCAAGAAATCAACAATCAGACAGAGCAAATTATCAATGGTACTGCTTTTAGCTCTCGGAATTGCAGTGGCGAACATACCAGGGCTTACGGTTACCCACTTATTCCTTATGTATGGCACTTTAAGAGCTGCAACCCTATTACCAACCATTCTTACCTTGAAAGGCTTTAGAATGGCACCACAGGGAATTGTCGCAGGCATAATTAGTGCTCTTGTAATAGGATTGCCTATTTTCGGTTATGGAAATATAAATAATATCGCAATCTACAAGACCATAGGCAGCATTACAACAGTTGCATTATCCGGAATAATTGCACTCCTCGTAAGCAGAAAGGTGAGGTGCAAGAATGGGTAATCTACTGAGGAAAAAGCAGAATGTCAAAAACCCTGAATGGTTGGAGGCTATTAAGAGCATTGAAAGCATAGTGTCAAGAGAGGCTCTGGATGAAAAGGTCAAAAAGACTGTCGAGGAAATCAAGACAACAACGGCAGATAAAAAGTGTGCGTATGCATGGAGCGGTGGAAAAGATTCCATTGTTTTAGGTATTATATGCGAAATGGCAGGAATAAAGGACTGTGTGTTGGTTGTCTGCGATTTGGAGTATAAGGCATTTATGGATTGGGTAGAAGAAAATAAACCGGAGAAACTTGCCATTGTAAATACGGGGCAGGATTTGAAGTGGTTGGCAGCTCATCCACAGATGTTGTTTCCACAGGACAGTAAAGTGGCTGCACAATGGTTCCAGATAGTTCAGCACAGAGGACAGGCAAAATACTACAAGGAGAATGATTTGGAAATTATGCTCCTCGGAAGACGCAGATCCGACGGAAACTATGTTGGAAAAGGTAGTAACATCTACACCAATGGCAAGGGTATCACACGATACAGTCCGTTGGCAGATTGGAGCCATGAAGAAATATTGGCATTTATTTATTATTACAACGCAAAAATCCCGCCTATCTATGAATGGGAGAATGGTTATCTCTGCGGAACACATCCATGGCCGGCAAGACAATGGACCGGTAGTATAGAGAACGGATGGAAAGAAGTATATGAGATTGACAGTTCTATTGTGACAGAGGCGGCGAGTTATATTCCAAGTGCCAAGGCATTTTTGGAAGATATAGATTGCTAACAAATGAAATCATTTGCAAGCAGATATATTCACTATTTGCAGATAGTGTAAAGATAGTAAAACTGTATGCTCCTTCGAGATAATATCAAGGAGGACGCACAATGAAAGTTATTACAATGAAACTCTCCGAGCTGGTAAAGCCGGAAAAGAATGTGAGAATCCACACAGAACAGCAGTTAAAGGAGTTTGAACGCAGCGTAACGATGTTCGGACAGATTAGACCTATTGTTGTGGATGAAAACAATGTCATTTTAGCAGGAAACGGATTATATGATACATTGGTCCAGATGGGAAAAGAAACCGCAGATGTGTATAAATACACAGACCTTACAGAAAATCAGAAAAAGAAGCTGATGATTGCTGACAATAAGATTTTCAGTTTAGGTATTGAGAACCTGGATACATTAAACTGTTTCCTCGAAGAACTGCAGGGGGATTTGGATATTCCCGGCTTCGATGAAGAAATACTGAAGCAGATGGTGTCAGATGCAGAGGATGTAACTGAAAAGATTGCCGAATACGGAACTCTGGACGATGAAGAAATTCAAAATATCAAAGAGAATGCCGAGAGACAGGAAAAGAAGATTGCAACCTTGGAATCAAAAAGCGAAAGCTCTGATACCAATAACACCGGGAATACTGATAATCCAGAGGTAAGAACCACAAGCGAGCAAATCCATGAGGAGCAGGACGGAGAAAGCGCCGATATTAAGAAATTTGTTATCTGTCCGAATTGTGGGGAAAAGATATGGCTGTAAAAAGGTGCGAAGCCAGTATTGATGTAGTGCAGGCTGCGAAAATCCGAATTAAGAATGTATTCGGAAATGGCTTGCCGGTATATATGTCCTTTAGCGGCGGAAAGGATAGCCTGTGTATGGCACAACTCATTATGGAGCTGGCACAAGCAGGAGAGATAAATCCGGCACACCTGATAGTGCAGTTTATTGATGAAGAGGCTATTTTCCCATGCATGGAAGAAAAAGTGAGAGAATGGCGAAAGAAATTCCTGTTAATTGGAGCAAAGTTTGAGTGGTATTGCCTAGAGGTAAAACACTACAACTGCTTTAATGAATTGTCCAACGATGAAACTTTTATATGTTGGGACAGATATAAGAAGGATGTCTGGGTTAGACAACCTCCATCCTTCGCAATTAGAAATCACCCGTTATTGAGACCTCGCATTGATGCGTATCAAGATTTTTTACCGAGATTATGCGTAGGCGGGATTACCATTACCGGCATTAGAACAGCGGAATCGGTGCAGCGTTTACAGAACATTGCAACTATGCTGAGAGCTGGTAAGACAATGACGAGAAAGAACCAAGTATTTCCGATATACGATTGGAAAAACAACGATGTGTGGTTATATCTCCTTAATCAAAAAGTGGATATACCAGAAATATATCTGTTCTTGTGGCAGTCCGGCACAAGAAAAGGACAGTTGAGAGTATCACAGTTCTTTTCGATTGACACCGCAAAGAGCCTTGTCAAAATGAATGAGTATTATCCTGATCTGATGGAAAGGATAGTGCGACGAGAACCAAATGCGTATCTCGCTGCATTATATTGGGATAGTGAAATGTTTGGCAGGAGCACAGCCGCAAGAAAAGAAAATGAAAAGGGAATGGCTGAAAAAGATTATAAAGCAGCTCTGTTGGAACTGTTTTCAGATATGGACGGCAATTTCCGAACAAAGCATAAGAGATATGTGGCTGAGAGATACCGTAACTTCTTTATGAGCGTTTCTGCAATCGCTGACAATAAGGATTGCAAGGCAATATATGAAGGACTTATATCAGGCGACCCGAAGCTACGTTCCTATCGTGCTTTGTATCAGAGGATATATGGAAAGTATATTACAGAAGCCAAAAAGAAGGAGGAAACAGCACATGGATAATATTAAGGCACCGTTATCTACTCTCCAGTGGGTAGACAGGGCGAAAGTAAAACCAAATGATTACAACCCAAACAAAGTATCAAAGCAGAATTTAGACCTGTTGAAGCAGTCTATTTTAACTAACGGATGGACACTACCTATTGTCGTTCGTCCGGATTATACCATTATTGACGGTTTCCACCGTTGGACTGTGGCAGGAGAAGAACCTTTGAAATCTATGTTGGGTGGAATGGTACCGGTGGTAATTGTTGAGCATAAGGATAAAGCCGGCAATATGTACGGAACGGTCACTCATAACAGAGCCAGAGGTACACATCTTCTCGGACCTATGAAAGCGATTGTAAAAGAATTGCTTAATGATGGGAAAACTGTAGAAGAAATAGGCAAGCAACTTGGAATGAGGCCGGAGGAAATATTCCGATTGTCAGAGTTCTCCAAAGAAGACTTCTTGAAGATGATGATAAACTCGGAAAAAGGATATTCAAAGGCTGAATTTATTACGAAGATTTAATGATAATTCAAATAATATTCGTGAGAGCGACACACAGGGAGGCACAGACCTCCCTTTTGTGTTCCCACGATTGCAAAAACGAATAGGAGAGAGGTGGTGATATGCCGAGGGCACCGAGCGAAAAAGTAACGCAGGCTGAAAAGCTGTTCAATGACGGAATGGCAATGGTTGAAATAGCCAAGAAATTAGGAGTTTCCGACGGAACTGTACGAAGCTGGAAGAACAGGTACGGATGGGGAACTAATTCAAAAAAAAACAAATGCAACGTTGCGAAAAAAGATGATAAAGAAAATGCAACGTTGCAAAAGAAAAAGCGAGGCGGTCAGAAAGGAAATAAGAACTCCAAAGGTGCTTCTAAAGGCAAAGGCAATCCAAATCCAACTCCGCCTCCTGATGTGACGAAACATGGCGGTTATGTACCAGTGTTTATGGATGCTCTCGACGAGGACGAGAAGGAACTTATTGAAACCATTCCGGAAGACACAGAACTTCAGTTGATGGAGCAGATACAGCTTTTCTCAATTAGAGAGCGAAGAATACTTAAAGCAATCAATAAGTATCGTGAACAAAAGGGAGATGTATCGGTTTCAAATGTTACAAGGTTTGAGGATAAGAGAGCATTTAAGTCCGAAGAGGAAGAGGCTGAATACAATAGGCGCCAGAAGGAGAAAGTTGATAAAGGAGATATTCTTCCGGGTAAGTCCTATAGCGTACAGACAAGCACGACCAACAAGGACATGATTATCGCAAGGCTTGAACAGGAACTTTCAACAATCCAAAGCAAGAAGACAAAAGCTATTGAGGCTCTTTCTAAGTACAGAATGGAGAAAGCGAAGCTTGAAAGCGAAGCGGCTGGCGGTGCAGCTGTTGATGATTGGATAGCTGCTGTTCTTGGAGACGGAGGGGATGCTGATGAATAATACTTCCAAAGTCGCAAGAAAGAGGTTCTTCCAAAAGAGAATACCTGTGTATCGCAAAGAACCTGTTCTATTTGCGAGAGAAGTGCTGTTATTTGAGCCTGACGAATGGCAAAAGAAAGCATTGATGGATTTAGCGAGTAATCCGAAGGTTGCGATTAAGTCCGGGCAAGGTGTTGGTAAAACAGGTATGGAGGCGGTTTGCCTGCTATGGTTCCTGTGTTGCTTTCCTTATCCGAGAATTGTTGCAACGGCACCTACAAAGCAACAGTTACATGATGTGTTATGGTCCGAAGTAAACAAATGGATGAGCAGGTCTCCTTTGCTCTCAGAAATCCTAAAATGGACTAAGACATATATTTATATGCGCAACTATGAAAAGCGTTGGTTTGCGGTAGCTAGGACTGCTACAAAGCCAGAGAATATGCAAGGTTTCCACGAAGACAATATGCTATTTATCGTTGACGAAGCGTCCGGTGTTGCAGATCCAATTATGGAGGCGATACTTGGTACCCTTTCCGGTGAAAATAATAAGTTGCTGTTATGCGGAAACCCTACAAGAACTTCCGGCACATTCTTTGATGCTTTTAATGCGGACAGAGCTATTTATAAGTGCCATACCGTTTCCTCAGCAGATAGTCCGAGAACGAACAAAGATAACATTAAATCCCTTATACGCAAGTATGGGGAAGACAGTAATGTTGTTCGTGTCAGAGTAAAAGGCGAGTTTCCGAAGCAGGAAGATGATGTTTTCATTATGCTCTCTATCGTGGAGCATTGTACAATGATAGACCTTCCAGAAGATAAACCTATCAACAGAATATCATTTGGTGTGGATGTGGCTCGATATGGAAATGATGAAACGGTTATAGCAAAGAATGTAGGCGGCAAGATTACACTGCCTGTATCGTTTAGAGGTCAAAGCCTTATGACAACAGTCGGAAAGATAGTCCAGCAGTACAGAGAGGTCATAAAGGAATATCCTGCATACAGAGGCAAGATATTCGTAAACATTGACGATTGCGGCCTTGGTGGTGGAGTTACTGACCGATTGGAAGAGGTTAAGGCAGAGGAGAAGCTGAGCCGAATGGTTATCGTTCCTGTTAATGCAGCTGCAAAGGTTCCGGATGATGTCGTGGAAGACGGAAAAGGAAAAGTGAAAGCGTGTGAGATATATGAGAACATGACCACATACCTTTGGGGAACTGTTAAGGACCGAATGACTTTAGAGGAAATAAGCCTTGAAAACGATAATGAATTAGTTGCACAGTTTTCATGTAGAAAATACCGGCTTACGAGCAGGGGCAGAATGCTACTTGAAAGCAAAGAGGAAATGAAGAAACGAGGAATTGAATCCCCAGACAGGGCAGATGCGGTTGCACTATCCTGTTATGAGAAAAAGACATTTAACATTGGAAGTTTGGTTAGTTAGGAGGTGAGAAGATGCAGGGAGAGAATAAAGAACAGTCCAAAGAAAGCAGAGCAGATGGGTACCAGAATTTGATGAACAAATATGGAACCAAAGACGACGTATCGGAACAGTACCGCTTTGAGAGTGGAGAACCGGTGACAGATATAGAGCTCACTATCAATTATGAGGAGAATGGGTTATTTGCAAAGATTATTGATATACCGGCAGATGAAGCGGTCAGCAGTGGCTTTGATTATGGAATAACGGATACTGATTTGGAGACATTTATCAATGATTCCTTGGAAGAATTGAATTTCGAGGAACAGATTGCGACAGCAATTAAATGGTCGAGGCTCTATGGAGGCTCTTTGGTCGTAATGCTGATTGATGATGGCAAGGAGCTTGAAGACCCTGTGGACTGGGATAACATTCATGGAATAGATGAACTGCTTGTGTTTGAGCGACCTCTTGTTACACCAGACTATCAGAGCATATACAATTACAAGCCAAATGATAAGAGAACATCAAAGTTTGGTATGCCGGAGTTTTATGATGTATCTCCGATATATGGCTCTCCGTTTCGTGTGCATGAGAGCAGATGTTTGTTGTTTAGGAATGGCATACTTCCGTCCATGAGCACAAGGACGGAATACAGGTTTTTCGGTATGCCGGAGTATGTGAGAATACATAAAGCCTTGCAGGAAACAGTAACAGCTCATGGAAACGGAAATAAGCTGCTAGACAGAGCGGTGCAGGCAATCTACAAGATGAAAGACCTTGCAGAGTTGTTATCGACGGACGCAGGAGAAGAGATTGTGCTTCGTCGTTTAAGGATTATTGATATGGCAAGAGGAATTATCAATAGTATTGCCATTGATTCCGATGGAGAAGATTATGATTTCAAATCCATTTCATTCTCCGGAGTAAAGGATATTATTGATAGTGCCTGTAATATGTTATCAGCTGTTACAAATATTCCACAGACAAAGTTGTTTGGACGCTCGCCAGCTGGTGAAAATGCCACAGGCGAAGGAGATATGGAGAATTATTATAAATTCGTCGAGAAAATCCAAAAGCTGAACCTAAAGAACAATATGGGAACTCTCATAGATGTTATTTTAGTGGCAGGAAGATATAAAGGCGAGTTTGAGGAAATTCCAGATTACTCCTTGGAGTTTAAGCCGCTTTGGAGTTTGAGTGAAAAGGAACAGGCGGATGTGGATCAGACGAAAGCAACAACGGAGCTTACAAAAGCACAGACAGCGCAAGTGTATGTGGAAATGCAGGCTTTGGATGCTTCGGAAATCAGAGAACGCTTGAAAAAGAATGGAGAGTTTACTATCAATGACATTCTGGATGAAGAGGAAGAGGATTGGAGTGCCTTAGAAAGCGAGGCATTGCTTGGAACTGAATCAGAAGAAACAAGCAATACTGCACTGTCAGCCGAAAGCGGAACGGATAAACCTGTTGTAGAGCAGAGTGAAACTGCTCAGGATTGTATTCAGCCTACCGGATGCGGAGTAATTGTCGTAAAGGACGGAAAAGTGCTTATCGGCAAGAGAAAAGATAACGGGAAGATTTGTGGTCCGGGAGGACATATTGAAGCGGGTGAAACTGCAGAGCAGGCTGCCATCAGAGAAACAAGAGAAGAATTTGGTATCAATGTGGCAGGACTTGTCCCGATAACAATTATTGCTGATATGCCACCGGAGTATTGCCCTTCACAGGTATTCTTATGTACGGAATACTATGGAGAACCGGTTTGCTTTAATCCGGAAATGGAGGAGGCAAGGTTTGAGGCGATAGGGGATGTATTGCAATATGATTTGTTCTTGCCTTTCCGGTTATCGTTACAGGAACTGATGAAAAATTTGCAGGAAATCTTGTTGACGCAGCAAAGTGAATCAAGTAATATTGAGATAGACGGTGGTCCTGGTTCTGGAAGATACCCTAAAGGGAGCGGAAAGAAAGGCAGTAAGAACAGCAGAACCAAGAAGAAAAAGGCTAAATCCCTACCTATGACCGCTAAGGAAAAGGCAAAGGTAACGCATGACATAAACAACATATATCATGCGAAGTATGAGGGAAAGTCATTCTGCTACATCAGGACACGCTCAAATGAGCAGGATAGTCCGACGTATGTATATCGTTTTAGGAACAATGGTTTCGATAATTACGATATTTACATGAAGGAATCTACCGATTAAGGAGGCTGCGTATGAAAGAACAGTTATTAGCTGAATTGATGGAACTGGCTGAACAGGTTCCGGATAAATATGATGATTTTATTTATGGGATAAACTGCACTATGAAAAAGCAGGATGAAGAGGACATTCAGAGTGTTATTGACTTCATCAAGGAAGACCCAACGAGAACTACATCGGATATTATTGAGTATCTGGACGAACTTGGAATATAGAATATGAGCCTTGCAGAGTGTGAGGCTCTTTTCTTTTGCCCTAGAGTGCCGCTAATCGTGGCTCTTTGGGGCTTTTTTAGTTCAAACAGTCAAATTTACTATGGTGCAAAATGCTAAATTTGAGGCAATAAGAGAGGTGGTTATGTGAATGAGAAAGTCAGAAAGAAAGTCCTGCGTGAAGAACTGAAAAAGCGGAACGGAGGAAAAAGCACTGTTGCCGCAAAGTATGTTCCGAGATATCCGGATAGTGCAGAACGGGAATATATGCGTTTGGTCAACCGTTATATGTCAATCGAAAGAGAGATTTTATTACAGTATATTCCGGAAATGAAGAGGATATTAAATCAGGGAACACTTTATCATACCGATTCGAAGAAATCGAATGAACAAAAGCGTAAAAAGGCAAGGCTTTCTACAATTGCCAAAACAATAAATGAGTTGGATGTTCTTTTTGAAAAGATGTTGTGGGCAGTAACATCAGCAACAAATCTATTTAATTTGCCGGGGATATTAACTAGATTGTCCTCGTTAAACCAAAAGCTATCAATCAGAGAATGGAAAAAGGTGGTTAAGAAAACACTCGGCATTGATTTGTTGGAAGATTACTATTCTGGTGATTTTTACAAAGAGATATTAGAAAAATGGGTATCTGATAATGTGGACCTCATTAAGACTGTGCCTCACAAATCATTGGAGCAGATGAAAGAGATTGTCTATTCTGCTTATATGAAGGGAGAAACCACCACCAATATTGTCAAGGAAATCCAAAGGCAATACGGAATGGATAAGAGGCATGCAAGACTGATAGCGAGAGACCAAACAGCCAAATTAAATGCAGCCATTACAAAGAAACAACAGAAGGATGCAGGTGTAAACAGATATGAGTGGTCGGATTCAAACGACAATAAAGTGCGCAGTAGCCACCATCGTTTGAACGGCCACATTTTTAGTTGGGATGACCCGCCGGAAACAGATAAGGGAAGACGGTGCCATCCGGGAGAAGATTATCAATGTCGGTGCTGTGCGTTGCCGGTATTTGATATAGACAACTTGGATATTCCAATGTAACGGGAGGTGAGAAAGAATTTGAAGTATCAGAGGTTGGACAGTATTTCTTTGGATCAGACCTATTATACGGAGGAAGGCTACTTGGTGGACCACCCTATTGTGACTACCTGTGGCATATTCGAGTATAAGAACGAAGACGGAAGTGTCAGACGAGAATTGAGGCTACCAGATGATGTATTTGACGAGAAATCGTTAAAGAGCTATAAAGGCAAGCCAATTATTATCACACATGACGCAGGGGAAGTGTCTAAGGATAATGTTCGCAGAGAGCAGATAGGTACCATTATGAGTGAAGGATATCGTGATGGAGATAGTGTTCGCTGTGAAATTATTATACATGACACAAATGCTCTGAAAAAGTGTGGACTGAAAGAGCTTTCTCTCGGATATAGTCTTGATACCGAGGAGGCGCCCGGAGTATGGCAGGGCGAAAAATATGATTGCATACAGAGGAACATTGAAATCAATCATCTGGCCTTGGTCGGAGAAGCAAGAGCGGGAGATACTGCCCGTCTTAATATCGACAGCAAGGATGATAATAAAAAAATCTTAAAAGGAGGAAGAGCAGTTATGCACAAACCTAACACAGCAGGCTACAGAACAGATAGTGGCGAAGAATTAACTCCGGAAGAAATGGAGGCAGCTATTGCGTTGTTTATGGCACAGAAAGCCGCAGGACAGGCAACAGCAGGAGCAGGAACAGATGGTGGCGAGGTTCCACCGGCAGAGGGCGAGGAGCCAGCGGTTGAGAAATCTCCAGTAGAAAAGGTGAGAGACAATATGGATCGCCGCGATTCAGATGGTGGCAATATGGCACCAGAAGATGTTATTGCAGAGCAGAAAGCAGACTTAGAGGCGCTTTTAGCGGAAATCGACAAGTTGCAGGCATCTAGCGATATGAATGGAGACGCAGCCAAAGAACCTCCGG